GTATACGATACCTGTTTCAAGTGCTCTCCTTATGCTGAACTCATTAGAGTTATATGCTCTTGATTGCTATAATGTGACGCAGCAGCATATTGCTTTCGTTCGGGGATTGCAGACGGGAGAGGAAGTCGAGTCTTACAACTACAAGACCGGTTATCCGAATAAACTAGAGTTTTCATTATAAACAGATAAAACTATGATTTTGGCAATACTATCATTATTGGTTTTCGCATCTTATGTTGGTGTGATGATTTACAAGACAAAGGGTATCCCTTATTCTATTTCCGATACCTATTACATTCTGAGTAACAGGTATTGGTTCGGTATATGCATGATTCTCCCGTCTTTGTTGTTGCTTCCGGCCGCATTGGATGCAAGTACAGAAAACAGTCAGTTCCTGATCTTTCTTTCTGTAGTCGGAATGATTGTATTGGGAGTATCCCCGAATTTTAAAGGAGCACACAAGAAAGCTCATATAGCCGGCGCGGTGATGTCGCTTGTATTCTCCCAAATATGGGTAGGATGCAATTCGTGGTATTGGCTGCTGCTATGGGCTGCATTTC